TTATCATTATACTTCGTTATCCCATATAGCGAATTTGTCATTACTGCGCTAATTATCTTCTATTTCACGAAAGGTGAGAAACTCCTTCGGAAGGCATCAGGTGCTGTTACAAGATTTCTTCCAGATTGGATTAGAATCGGTGGATCTGTAATTTTCTTCCTTGTTATGCTAGATGATACTCTTATGTACGCTACTGTTATCGGAATCGCATATTGGAGTAATAGACAAATACAGAAACAGAAAAAGCTAGAACAGAATTCTCTAAATACCGACGTAGAAGATTTTACCAAATGAACTTTGCCGTATATTCAAAGGACGGATGTCCTTTTTGTGATAGAATCAAACAAGTCCTAGAGTTAGGAAAATTCAATTTTGTTGTATATGATCTAAATAAGAACTTTGACAGAGACAGTTTCTATGGTGAATTTGGGGAAGGAGCAACTTTTCCTCAAGTAGTTCTAAATGGGAAGAAATTGGGTGGATGTCAAGAAACAGTTAAATACCTCAAAGAACACAATTTTATCTAATGGAACCAGAAGATCAACTCATTGATATGATTGAAAAAGTCGTAGATGATGCAATGTTCAGACATAAACACACATTCCGAATGCGTAGTTATCTTGAACTTAATGATTTTACTAAAAAGGTGACAACGGAGTTTTTAAAAAGTGGAACAGCAGCAAATTTACTTTCAACTATTGATGACTTAGATCTTTTAATAGAAGGTGGTCATCCTGAAATGAGGGAAGCATATCCCAATTGGACCAGACCAGAAGCGAGAATGATTCGTAAGTATTTGAATTCGATTATACAAGATGCAAAGGACTACAAAGGAAAGAGTAAAAAAAGACGTTCTAAATAAAGGTATAGAGATTATGCTTCCGAGAAGCAGGAGGAGAGAACAACCGAGTTGGTTTGATCGCACCTTCTACTTGCTAAAGAGGTCGGTGCGTGTTAGAATAGACATACGCAGGATCTCAAATGGAAACTAACGTAATTCTTTTTTTCTCAGCAGCAGGTATGCTTATTACCCTTGTGTTGGGAGCAGTGATTGGATGGATCTACAAATCCGCTGTAGATACTCATACTCTCAAACGACAGATGAACAATCTTCACCCCGAATTTTTGGATGGAAATGGTGCATACATTAACGAAGAGCTCTTAGCAGTGAAATTCGCAGATGTTGACGATTACCTTGACGAAGATGCCGAGGAGTGATATAATTTATAGTAAAACTTGAATTGAAATGGCACCAAAAAAATTACCTAACGATGCCCTGTTAACTGAAATACTTCAAAAGGTCTCCTCTGCTAAAACTAAGGCAGAGAAGGTAGCCCTTCTTCAGGAGTATAACAACCCAGGTCTTCGTGCTATACTTATCATTAATTTTGATGAATCATTGAAGTTTCTTCTTCCTGCAGGAGAAGTCCCTTACAGACCTAGTGATGCACCAGCAGGTACAGATCATACTCGTTTAGATCATGAGTATCGTGGACTGTACAGGTTCTTCAAAGGTGGAGACAGTTCCATTAAGGGCATGAAACGTGAACAGTTGTATGTTCAGTTACTAGAAGGTCTACATGCTGATGAAGCAGAACTACTGGTACTTGCATGTAACGAAGATCTTCAATCTAAGTACAGAGTTACTAAGCAAGTTGTTTCAGAGGCATTTCCTGCTATTGAGTGGGGCAACAGAGGATGATATGGGGAAGTAATGATGAGGTTAATGAATATGCCTCACAGTATGGCATAACTATCCTTAATATCGCTTGTGCTAGAGAAGCATCTCAGAATAAAAAGTTACCTACTAATGCATTACTTGTTCACTATCTGGACTTAGAGAAGGATGGTGAACATCTTGTCGATACTTATGATATAGTCATGGGTAATAAAGTAGATGTCTTCGATTGCTATTATGACAAACTCGGAAAAAACAAACTCAAAGCCATCGGTTTCTGCGGAGGAACAATCAGACCTCAACAGTTCGATTCCAAATCTTATCTCAAATCAGGTAAATGATTTATTTCGAGTGAAGGCAAAGAGACAGGATGATTGGATATTCAATGATTCTGAAGAGTATGATGATATTGATGAGCTAGCAGATATGTTGTTTGAATCTCTATACGAACACACTAATAAAATAAATCCTAATGAAGGACAAGAAAGCAGCCAAAAAAATCATCAAGTTAGCGAAGAAACATCCTGATTGGTATACCAAACAGGAGGTATATTATGCCAAATTTATTAAAAAACGTGAGAAACTAAAGAAAAATGAACGTAAAGCTAGTGACAGTGACCCCAGACGCAGAGAAGACGATGGGGTACGTAGCAAGAGTGAGCAACCCAAACAACCAAGACAATCCAGCCGTGGCAGGATTACTAGGTTATTGCATAAAGCATGGTCATTGGTCCGTGTTCGAGCAGGCTCACATGACAGTAGAGATAGAGACAACTAGAGGTCTCGCTGCACAAATATTAAGACATCGTTCTTTTACCTTTCAAGAATTCTCACAGAGATATGCTGATACCAATTTGTTAGCAGATGAGATACCTATGTTTGATCTTAGGCATCAGGACACTAAGAATAGACAGAATAGTATAGATGACGTACCACCGAACAAGAAACAAGACCTTGAGTACAAAATTGCGGAACATTTCGTTGAAGCGATGGATCTCTACAATGAACTCCTCGCTTCGGGTATTGCGAAGGAATGTGCGAGATTTGTTCTCCCTCTAGCAACACCTACCCGAATCTATATGACAGGTAGTGTTCGGTCATGGATCCACTATATAGATTTGAGGTCTGCACACGGTACCCAAAAAGAACATATGGATTTAGTTGAAGAGGTACGTAAGATCTTTAAACAACAGTTCCCCATCTGTACCAACGCTTTGAATTGGGAGTTTAAATAATGCCACTCTATTCAGTTAAAAATTACAAAACAGGTGAGGAAAAAGACCTTACTATGACCATTTCTCAGTATGAGGAATGGAGGACTGCCAATCCCGAATGGGAAAAAAATTGGCAAGCAGGTGTAGCATCTGCTGTGTCAGAGGTAGGTGACTATCAGAACAAGCTTCCGCAAGGTTTCAAGGATCGCTTGAACAATGTGAAGAAGCATCACCCTTACGCTAAATTCGACAAACTCTAGTATGCCAGTCAAAAGCAAGAAGAAACCAACTTTAGTTGGACTATCCACCAGACAGATGAGACGCAAACCTATCGGAACAGAACACTTAATAGATATAAAACCCCTAACACCATCTCAGAAATTAGTATTTGATGCTTGGGGGAATAGTAAGAATCTGTTTCTTTATGGATGTGCTGGTACAGGTAAGTCCTTCATTACAATATATCTTGCACTCAAGGAGATACTTGACGAAAAGACACCTTATGATAAACTGTATATTGTAAGGTCTCTAGTACCTACTAGAGAAATTGGTTTCCTACCAGGTGACCATGAGGATAAAGCAAATTTATATCAGATACCATATAAGAATATGGTTAGATATATGTTCGAGATGCCAGATGATAATTCATTTGATATGCTTTACAGTAATCTAAAGGCACAGGAGACTATTTCATTCTGGTCTACAAGTTTCATCCGTGGTACTACTATTGATAATGCTATCGTATTAGTTGATGAATCTGAGAACCTTAACTTCCACGAACTTGATTCTATTATTACACGTCTAGGGGTCAATAGTAAGGTTATATTTGCAGGTGACGCTGCACAAACTGACTTGATTAAGGCAAGCGAGAAAACTGGTATCATGGACTTCAAAAAAATTATTGATGACATGGAAGAGTTTGAGAGTATTCAATTTAGTATTGATGACATCGTGAGATCTGGTCTAGTCAAATCTTATTTGATTAGCAAATTGAACCTTGGACTTTAAACATTTAAACTTACACGATTTTCCCGATCTAAAAGCAACAACTACCAAGGAGGGTAGGAGGTACCAAGTTGATGGTGCTTTCTATCCTTCTGTTACTACTGTCATAGGACATTCTAAAAAGAAGTCCATTATGGAGTGGCGTAGGAAGGTTGGTGAGGAAGAGGCAAATAAAATATCTAAACGTGCATCTACTAGAGGTAATAAGTGCCACAAACTTTGTGAACTATACCTATCAAATCTAGATGTTAGTAAGTATAAGGATGACCCACTATCCATGGGGTTATTTCATCAGATTAAACCCTACCTAGATACTATTAACAATATACATGCTCTAGAAGCACCTTTATCTTCTAAGACGTTAAAGATGGCAGGACGTGTAGATTGTATTGCCGAGTATAACGGCGAACTTGCAATAATTGATTTCAAAACCTCAACTAAGACGAAACGTGAAGAGTGGATCCACGACTACTTTGCACAAGAGACAGCTTATGCTATAATGTTTCAAGAGTTAACTGGTCTTATGGTCAAGAAACTCGTTACTATTATCGCTTGTGAAACAGGCGAACCACAGGTGTTTGAAATCTATGACAAGTTTAAGTATGCTCGCAAACTTAAAGAGTACATTGACGCATATCGGAGTGCCCATGGCGAGTGGTAAAATTGATGATGTCTTTGAAGAAAACTTCATGACAGCCGCTAAATTCTCAGTCGAGATAGAGAAGATCGTCAAGGAATCTGATCTCAATTATATTGAAGCAGTAGTACAGTTTTGCGAAGATAAGAATATAGAGATGACAGGTATCAATAAGTTGATATCTAAACCATTGAAAGAGAAATTAAAATACGACGCACAGCGTTTGAATTTCATGAAACGCACCTCACGAGGTTTGTTGAAACTGTGACAGGATTTGAAGTCTATAAAATGTATCTTGCTTTGAAACTTCACTTCACATCCGACACTTACGATTATTTCCAATATGGGGGGTCTGCTAAGGCATCCCAGAGATCTTTTGATCAACGTAAGGATAAGTTCTTTTTTGTCAAACTCTCAAGGAAGTTCAAGGACTTCGAGCTACGCGATTTTTTTGTCGCCAATTTTCTAGCAGAGGACAAGGTATATCCCGCAACACTAGTGCGAGAAGGTGCCAAGAACTATGCTGAGTATATCAAACGCAAAGAATCACTGAGTTATCGGTTCAAAGAGGATGTAGGCACTCTCCATGATCTTCAAGAAGACTTCGAGGGATTGTTCAATGTCTCAAGTGTCCACCCGCCCCTTGTCAAAGCCTACTTAGGTGCTAAGATAAGTATCGAGACACTCACAATATTCAACAAAGTCTTCCATTTCATCTCACATTTTGATAAAACTATCAGAGACGAGATAGTCTGGAAGCCACTACGTAATAAGGTAGTGAAGTACGACCCATTTCTGAGTGTAGATGTGGGTAAATATAAGAGTATAGTCCAAGCACAGTACCTATGAGTAACTTTTTTGATTCAGATGTAGTAAAGGAGGAACTACAGAATATGCAAGATCTCTACTTAGAGATCAATAAGATGGGACTAATGCTCAATGCTGTGGAGAAAAGAGAACAACTGGACAAGATGATGAGATTAATAGATCTCCAACAAACAATGTTCATGCGTGTTACACTCTCTGATGATCCACAAGCAAAACAATTAGTTTCACAGGTCAGGAATGCTGCAGCAATGGTGGGAATGTCACCAAATGACATTACTCCACGGTTTTATGACAGTCTTCGTGACAATGTACAAAAAATGATTGACCAATTACCTACATAAACCTAATGCATCTATTATTGACCCTAATTTGTATTTCACTTATTGCTTTAGCACTAGGCTACAGCATTGTTAAACATTACGATCCCCATTCATGAGCGATCCAAGTAAACTGAAACCTGGCGAGTACATAGACACTCAAGGAATGGGTGGTCCTATGACCCCAGAAGACCTTGCTAAGTGGAAGGCATCTGATGAGTATAAGAAACAGACTTTCAAACCTGCTATCATTAAACCTCGTAGGTTATTTACTCCATCATATGCTAAGGAGATGAAGATTCTTATTCATGAAGTATTAGATGAACGTGAAGGTAAGATGAATTATAATTCTTACTTTGACACCGAACCATTTAAGCATTCTATAGATGACGAGGAACCACCTTATGAAGGTGCACAGTATCCTAACTTAAGAGGTTAACATGAGATTAGCAGTTTTTTGTTCAGGTAGTGGATCTAACTTTGAAAATATAGTTAGAACATGCCATTATGATGAAGTTGTGGTGATGATTCACAACAAAGAGAAATGTGGTGCTGCTAAAAGAGCAATGAAACTGGGAATACCCCATGCATGGATTGATCATAAGGATGAGATATCCATGGTTAAAATGCTAACAGCATGGAATGTAGATCTCATAGTATTGGCAGGATGGATGAGAATTGTTTCAAAACATCTCATAAAAGAGTTTCCAAACCGAATAATCAACGTTCACCCCTCGTTGTTACCTAAGTATAAGGGGTTACATGCCGTAGAACAAGCAATGGATGCTGGTGAAGAATACACTGGATGCACTGTACACTACGTAACCGAAGAATTAGATGGTGGTCCTATCATCATCCAATCAAAAGTTCCCATTATGCCAGATGACGATGTTAAGTCTCTTACAAAAGCCATTCAGCGACGTGAGTACGCAATTTTACCGTTGGCAATCGAATATGTTAAGCACGAATTACAGAAACCGAATAGTGGATATCTGTTGCAGGATGATATCTACAGATGGGACAGTGGATCTCAACGAAAGAATTTGGATGAACAAGTTGTGCGAACGTAACAACTCTGCTAGATCATTAGCAGGAGCTTTATTATGTCCTGATTTTATTGAAGATGTTAACCATTGATACTGTCAAATCAGAGATAAAAGTAACAGAGAATTTTTTACCTAAGACACAATTTAAACCACTACAAGAGTGGTTTATGAATCATTGCGAATGGATGTATAGTCCATATGTTGTAGGTGAAGGAGACCACCCTGATGACTATCAGTTCATTCATATGTTCTGGTATCCGAATCGTGGGGTGGTCTCTCCTAATATGGATAAGATAGCACCTTTACTGGACAAAATAAATCCTGAAGTATGGCTTAGAGTTAAAGCAAACATGAGGATGAAAACCGATGAGGTTAGAGTAGGGGGATATCATACTGATGTTGGACCATATGGTCATACAACATCCATATACTATATTAATAGTAATGATGGACGTACTACCTTTGAGAATGGTGAAGAGTTTCAGAGTGTAGAGAATACCATGATTACATTTCCATCAAGGTTAAAACATGCTGGATCCACTCCCAGTAGCACAAAAGCACGTATTGTGCTAAACTTAAACTACCATACACTTAATTAATTATGTTTGCAGCACTTAATGTCGTAGAAGCATGGAATGAAATCTCATGGGCAGATGCTATTCCATTTACTTTAGTATTGATTGGTCTTTATTGGGTTAAGGTAAAGATAGATACATCTGCTGGTTTAGGTAGAAAGAAAAGTAGACAGTTGAAAAATATTATAGTTGAAGCAATAAAAGAAGCAAAGTAATGGATCTCTGGAAAAATTATAAAGAAGCTTTATGGGAAACATTTCCTGATTTCCAAAAGCAACCTATCTGGGCAGACTGGACAGGTAAAGGTGGTACTCGTCTAAAAGCAACAGTATACACACATGATTATTTTATTAAATCAAGAGAAGTCGATATCTGGGATGAAAAATCCTGCATCTATAACAATATTCTTTATCCTAAGTGTGGCGCAAATGGATGGGCAGGTAATCTCCCTTGCTTTGGCATGGATCTCATGGGATTCTCTGAACGAAAAGTTATTATAGTATTTGACTTCCAGCATCCAGTAGAACACTACTTGATGTCTGTACCTGATTTACCAAAAGCAGAGAAAGATTATAGGTTCTTTGAGATGGGTAACCACTTCTCAGAGAATATTTTTGTAAGGTACTGTAAGATGGATGAGGTGGATGACCATCTACCTATGTTTAAGGAGTATTTACAGAAATACAAGGATATGATAGAATGGGAAACACCTGATGGTCTCAATGCCACAGAAACATATAGGGACTTCGATAACTATATGACAAGGTTAGACCCAGTTGGTCCTTATCTTGCTGGTAAGTTTGGTAAGGAACAGTCAGAACAATTAGTGAAAGGATTTTTATTTCAATATGGAGATACAAGCGAACCCGAACAACAATCCTAATAAACTTCATAGAATCATTATAAACCATCCTGCAATTAATGTGGGTAAGGTTAAGAGTGTCTATGAAGTAGGAGGTGAAGCAGATAAGGTCATGATTGAGTATCATGATAAGGTTACTGCATTTGATGGTAAAAAGACATCTGAACCTTCAGAGAAAGGTAAGATATGTTGTCTAATATCATCAC